GGGACACTTGGTATACTCCCAGATGTAATATCTATTGGAGTAGGAGCGGTAACTATAATTTACTTTTGTGTAAAAATTTATAAGGAGATAAAATAATAATGGATTTATCACTAATAACAGGTTATATTACTGATAATGCAGTGGCAAACTTTATCAGTCTTAACTCTGATGCACTTTTTACCGGTGGTGCAGCCGGCTTAGTGTTATGGGTTCTAAAGAAGGTACCAAATCAGGAAATCAAGAACATTGTGTCCACATTCTTCTATGGAATAGGACGAGCGGTAACACTTGGAATGGCTAACTGGAAGATTACTAAGTCTGTATGGAATAGTGTAATTGAACCTTGGCTTATTGATTTAATAGACAATACAGCAGGTGGAGCTATCGAAGGATTTATTAAAGGGTTAAGAGTGGATAATAAATAATGGAGAACTAATATGCTAAAGTTATTAATAGGGAGACTAGTTAAAAAACATGGGTTAAAAAAACTTATACTCCTTATTGGGGATTATGCTGTGAAGGCAACAAAATCAAAGAAAGATGATAAGGTTTGGAACAAGGTAAAGAAACTTTTATCAGAAATGTAATGCCCCCTGATAGTAAAGCGGTGTTATTTGATAACATGGTTCCTACTAGCGTAAGGAAGGGTACTATATTGAAGGAGCTGGGTATCGATAGTCCGGCTCATTTTAGAAAAGCACCGATAATATGCTCAGAATGTGGCAGTCATCACATCACGGGACTAGAGATTATTGGTGCATATCGTGGAACGCTTCTGTGGGAATGTGATTACTGCGGAAAGTTATTCTTAAGGTTCGGTCGTAGGAAGACTGAGGACCTTTTAGAATCTCTTCGTGGGACTTGGATAAATCCAAACGATTGGACAAATACATCCAGCAACGAAGCAAACTAGGAGTTTTTTGACATGAAAAAAGATGGTGGCGTTATTAAACGCGCAATCGTCACACCTGACAAACATGCACCTTTGCATGACAGGAAGGCGATATCAGTAGTACGGCAAGCAATAGAGCTTGTTAAACCTGATCTTTATATTGATCTTGGTGATTGTGGAGAGTGGGAATCTGTTAGCCACTGGAAGTGGAAGAATAGAAAGAAACCTCCTTTGGAATATATTGTGAACGATTTAGAGGGTGACGTCCAATCTGTTAATGATATGCTGGATGGTATTGACGAATCACTTGATAAGGTAGGATGCAATGTGAAGCACTTTATCGCTGGCAATCATGAAGAATGGCTAAGCAGTTTCGTTATGGAACACCCTTATTTGCCCCAATATACCCCTCAGAAGGCGTTAAAGCTACAAGATCGAGGTTATACCTACCATAGGGCAGGAAAGTACGTTAGAATAGGCAAATTGGCGTATTATCATGGACATCACTTCGGTGGTCAGTATCATACTGCAAATCATCTAAGGAAATTGAGTGGATCGATTATGTATGGTCACTTTCATTCTTTTCAAATGATGGCTTCGACAGGGTTTAATGGTCCTATTGAGGCTTGGTGTATCGGATGTTTAAAGGATATGTCAAGCGAAAAGAATGCTTGGTTAAAAGGAAGGCCTCATTCCTGGACACACGCATTTGCTATCGTGGATTACTACAAGGGAGGACAGTTCAGTGTCACTCCAGTAAAGATAATAAATGGGCAAGCTAGTGTATGGGGACAATTAATAAAAGGAGATAAATAAAATGGCTTGGGGATTAGAAAACTTATTCAAGGCAATCAAAGGTGGTGGTAGAGGCTGGGAAGGCGAAGGTGGAGGCAGTGGTGTTAAAACTCCAGTGACAACTGTTGCTGACTCAGATTATGGTAGACAGCTTCGGGGTGAACAATCTCCTGAATATTCTGATATGCTAGGAGGTCAAGATACAAATCGTGAAGATAGAAACTTTGCTCGTAGATTTGATCCCTCTGATAAAGAATCGGTTCTTAGAATGCAACAGCGTTTAAACAAAATGGGTTATACTGATGAGGAGGGAAATTCCCTTGCAGAAGATTCTATGTTTGGAGAGAAGACATTAATGGCATTAAGAAGTTTTCAGGGTGTACCATATGAAGCAGAAGGAGAGGAGGAGCCTATTGAAGAAACATCATATGATTATGAGCCAGGTAAAGGTCCTTCAGAGCCTCTTGATCCTTGGGCTGAGACAGAGGGTGAATCTACTATGATGCGTAATGCACCTGGTAGTTCTCCTAAATCTTGGGTAGAAAAGTTATTTGGTGAAACGGGTGAAAGGAGTGGTTTTGGCAATTCTGCTATGGAAGGATTTAGAGGTTATAAGGAAGGTTAGTGGCTAAACGTACCTATAAGATACTCCGTTTTGATGGTGGCATAAACAATGATGCTGACCCTAGAGATATTGGGGATAATCAATTTGCTGATTTGCAGAATGTTGCTATCGATGAAATGGGGAAGATTATAGTACTTGGTGATGTTCAGACTACTCAAAATAATGGTCAAGCATTAAGTATAGCAGGTGCTATTACGGGTGCTGGTAATGGGCTATTTGCGTGTACTACTGACCATACAGGGTTGCTTGACGGTGGCTTAGATAACGTCGGACAAACATATTATTTAGTAGAGAATGGCAACTTCGTTACAGGTGTTGGGTCTACTGATGAATCTGGTAGTGTGGCTTGTACTATAGGAAGTAAGGGTCCTACTATGTATTATGTAGATGGAGCTCTTAGAATAGCAGATGCTGACCATGCTGGAGGCACTGTTCCTGTATGGAGGGGATATATTCCTGGAAAGACTTATGGACCTGCTAGTACTGGTGCTGATGCTACAATAGCAGAACAATGGGCAACTAAAAATGCAGAAATAGCTGGTGCTTTTCCTACATTCTCTTTTGAGAATACAACATATTGCTCAAATGCTTTTGTAATAAATGAATTAGATAGCACCGCTCAAGCATATGATTTATATAATGATACTGCTGAATTAGCTGACTATACTGATGGTCAAGCAGACGCAGGTGCTAGTGGAATGAAGTGGGGGGTAGCATTAGAATTTGATGAAGAATCAAATGGTACTGGTACATGGATGCCTACTACAACTACCAAATATAAGTTTTTTATTACCACTATGTATGACGACCATACACAGGAAAGTTTACCTCAATTAATGATGCTATGGCCATCTGATTTATTGCATGCAGCAAATTCATATGACAATACAGCTGTTCAGGCTGATATGGCTTTTACTGATGGCGATAGTCATGATGATGAGGGAGCAAATATCGCTGTTTATTTTAGGCCTGTATTCAAAGTAAATGATGGAACCGCTACTACTTATACCTTTGGAGCTTCAGCTGTAGATGCTACTAGCGGAGGAAATCCTAGGATAAGTGGTGTAAGAATTTATTGGGCATCTAATGAAGATGGATATCAGAATTTATGGCAAATGATTGATTGCAAGTTTGATGAGGGAATTAAACTAATAGGTGCTCAAGGGAGTGGTGGAACGTCTGGTTATGGTTCAATGGTTGAGTTAAACTCTAATACTTTTTCAACAATAACTGGGACATTCAGCACATCGACTGCAAGTTTATGGATTAATCCTCCAAGATATTTTCAATATGATGTATTAAATGCCCATTCTCCAACAGATGTAATTAAAGTTGATTCTTATAAAACTGCCGTAGTAGCTAATCGTAGAGTATATTTAGGTAATGTAAAACAGGATGGCATAATACATGGAGATAGAATGCTAAAATCTCCAGTTAATCAGTTTGACAAGTTTCCTAGTGTTAATAATATTGATGTAGCTATACATGATGGTGATGATATTGTAGCTCTTGTTGAATATGCTGATAGAATACTTCAGTTTAAGAAGAATACTTGCTATATAATTAATATATCTGGTAGTTCTGAATATTTAGAAGCAGAGCATAAGTTTAAAGGTATTACTAATCCAGGAGCGGCCTGTAGAACGGATTATGGAGTTGCTTGGGTTAACCAAAATGGATGTTATATGTATGATGGCCAAGCAGTGACTGACCTGCTTGAAGACCAAGGTATGCGTAAGATTAATCAGTCAACTTGGTATACCTTTATTGGAACAACTAATTATCATCGTATAGGTTTTAATCCCTTTAAACGGCAACTTGTCGTATTACAGGGAACATCAGGCAATGATGCTTATGTCTATGATATGGTAACCAAGAGTTGGACTTTTTCAGCAAATATGGTAGCAGATGGCGATTCTAATTCAAATTTTATTAATGACCCTGTGGATGGTAGTCTTTTAATACTTGACCAAGGTGGTAGTACAATAGATAAATGGGCTGATACGCCTGTAGGAGATACAACTCCTTCTATTATTATTAAGACTAAAGATATTGATTTTGGTGAACCAGCAGTAAGGAAAAAGTTGTATAAGGTTCGTATTTCATATAAAGGAAATGCTAGTGCAGTAACTGTTCATTATATTCCTAATGGTTCTACAACTGATGCATATACATTTAATGGTAGTACCACCTTGGTCAAGTATTAAAAGACTACCATCCACAGG